AATTAGTAATCAATCAGGTACAGGGGTTTGGAATTTATACAAAGCTGGCACACATTTTATGCCATTGCTTCAATTAAAAAGAAATCTTGCACCATTCATTCACAAGTCAAAAGAATTGAATAAAATTGTGTCTGATTTCATTAGTGAGAATGATACCGAATATTATAATATAGAAAAATGGAGGTAAAAAAAATGGGTGACACAAGCGATTGTGATTTTATAGTAGTTGCGGCATTTTATAAGGATAGTGAAACTTTAGATCCAGAAATAGACTATTGGGTTCATTTTGATAATTTTGGTAAAGCTCATTTAAAATATGATGAGCTTCTGAAAGATCCTAAACTTTGTACTGTAAGCATTTGTGCGGTTTTAAAATCTACCGATTACAAAGAGTTTAAATCAGGAAAGCTGACTTTTAAAAGATAAGTATTAAACCACATAATTAGCGAGTCAAAGAAACCCCGAGAAATCGGGGTTTTTTTATGGGTACTCCTATATCATAGAAACCCTTTAACCCCTCTCAGTGGCTAAATTTGAGGGTCTATTTTTGCTGTTTTTCATAATTTGATACCCGATTGAACTATATCCAGCAATATCAGCCCACTGATCGAGAGAATTGGGATTTTCTATTAATCGTCCAATTTTAAGTAAGATCCCGAACATTGCAATATCAACTCCAGTGATGGACTCTCCAGATCGGGCTCCAAGATAAGTTGAAAACAGTTTTGCTGTGCGTTCCATGTTTTCATCTGGCTCACCATACTCAGAATTTCTTTTAGAACCCACCAGATCGATTACCTCCTCCAGCATTGAAATCCTGGGTTGGACTTTGACAGATTCCAATAAGGCAGATTCCAATTCGGCAGAATCCATTTCTGGAGGATCACCGGAAACTTGTTCAGAAGGGGATTTCATCTTCTTCGATTTCTTTGTCATCATCTCTTGCCAATTTTCCTTGTTTTTTATCATGTGGTTTTACCTCCTCGATTGTTGATCCATGAAATATATTTTTGACTGCTGTTACAGTTTCCATTTTCTCTTCCCAGAACTTGATAATCCGACAGAGTTCGTCATAAGTATAAGTCCTCGCCACCGATTGCGGATCTATCTGCTTGGAAAGATGCTCATGTTCGATAATGGCTATTGGTCGGCTATTACAATCGACAGGAGCCACAATAAAAATAATGTTTCCATCAGTCGGTTTGTGACCTTGTGAAATTGCGTACTTCTCTAATGCTTCCCAGCCAGCAATTAAATTATTTCCCTTCTGAACCAAATAAGTGTGATCGTCTTTATTACACGCTTCCTTCCAGTTCAGCCTAGCTTGTTCAAATTTCAGAGCTAAAGCTGGAGATGCCAATCTCTCCAATCTTCCCATTCCCCAGCTTTGTTCCATCTTTTTAACTTTATCATCTACAGATTCCATGATTGCCATCACTAAAGGAAATCTCCAATCACCAGATCCCCACATTGGAGGACTGTAATAAGTTTCATCAGCTTTCTTAGTCGTGCTGACAGCTTGATTTCTTGTGTACCTATTTTGATGGGTTAATCTTTTAGACATAACTTCGGCCTTTTTTCGCAGGACCACATCTCTGGTCTATTGAGTGGAGGAGGCATAGATCTGGGAAGATGATCTATGAACATTGTGCATTCAACCTTCTCATTTGGATAATATCGATCAGCTACCATTTGACAGCTTTCCTCATCTGAGAATTTCATAAATACTAAAAGCACATACAGTTCCATATCATACCTCTGTAGTATTAACTTCCCTATGCGGAAGTAATACATAAGGGGTATGGGGTACTACTTCCGTTCCAAAACCCGTCCACTTCCGCTTACTTCCGCAACTTTTTGCTGTTTTCATTTCGTTACTTCCGCCATTTTGGGGTGTTCACCCCCCTTACTTCCGTCATTTTCGAGCCTTCCCCCCCTCCACTTCCGCTTGCGGAAGTAACGAAAAGTGGCTTGATTAGCTCTTCAAATTGTCTCAAAACCTGGTTGTGATACTGACCTCTTTCCTTTTTAAGCTGTGGACTTTTGACATCTCTCTTGTCGTAGTATGCCCACATATGAAGTGCTTGCCGTATTCGTTCAGCTTTGTCGTACCTATTCATCTTTTCTTAAATCCTATTTTATGCGGATAGGCTTTTCTTTTACCCGAGGCTCGTTTGAGCTTTTTTAAATTTACTGTGTATCCAAATCTTTGATCCTTCTTGATCGGTTGCAGTGCCAGCTCTGGATACTTATCTTCAAATTCCGTTTTATTCATATCGGACTCCCTTCAAAATCACCTCCATCTGGATCGCTGTTTTCTGGCTGTTTGGCTGGCATTACGATTGTCCAATGACAATGCGTACAGCAATTCCCTTTTGCCGCTGGTTCAGCTTTAAATCCTTCTCTGTGTCCATTAGGCTGGACATCGATAGGATTGCCGCAAAGTACGCAAATATGTTGCTCGATTTCTGTTTTATATTTTTTCATGCTTACCTCTCATCTGGGGTTCTAACGACCCTCACCCCTTTTGTTTTTTTGCTGGAATCATGGACAGCATTTTCGATAAAGTTTTGCTGTTGCCATGCTTCAATATATCCCTTTGCAGCTCTCCTCGGCATTCCGTACTCGGAAAGCAAGTATGCTTGAAGGGATCTGGTCGTATTTGTAGCGATTGAGAACGGCTCTTCAGTTCCCCATCTGCGATTAATTTCTGAGAATATTTCTGTAGTTTGTAACTTATCCAACTTTGCGGATTGCTCTAGGATCGTATCAACTTCTATTGTTCGGTCGATCAGCAATCCCGATTCATCTCTAATGAAAGCTCTGGGAGTATTATCAGCCTGATCGTTGACCTTGACTATGCCGCCCATAACGCAGTTTCCAACTCCAGATTCAAAATCCATTTTCTGAGCGACTACAACCTCGTCACTTTCGGGCATCTGCCATAGTCCATACACCCACCTAGCACCATCAACTAGAGCTGTAGTGCCTCTGATAGCTTCTCGGGCATGAACTGACTTCTTGATGCTGAATGTTCCTTCCTTCCTCATGTGATGAGCGACCAGAACATTTGCTCCTGTTGCTACGCATAATTCTGAGATGTTTGACCACCAGAACTGAGCGGCGGCTGGATCAGTATTAATATCTGCGGCGGCAAAGGCTTGAAGAGGATCAAAGATAATAAGAGCCACATCGCCCATTTCGATGAGCTGGGATCGTATATCCTCAAATATTGCTGTTGTGGTGTACTGACCCATAGTATTTTGAATTAATGGTTTTGCACCTCCAGCATCAGGCAAGGGTACAACAATCAAGTTTCCATTTGCCCGATCGAATAGACTTGCACCAGCGATATTTCGTAATCTTCTGTGGACTCCATCTTTAGAGTCCTCGGCGGTCAGAAAAACAACTTTTCCATTTGTGATAACATCGCCGCCCAAAGCTCTCTCTTTGTGCATTCCCTGATCGCCACCAGCTACCTTCATCGCCAGATCTAAAAGGATAAAAGATTTACCGAGTCCACCAACGGCGGCAACTAAACCAGGAATTCTGCGTGGGAGGATATTTTCGATAAGCCATTCTTGCTCGGGAGCTTCGCCGCTGTAGATTGACAGATTCCAGTCTGCTAAGATGAGTGGCGAGGAGAGTTCGGGTGAACCACTCCTCGCACCATTCCGCAACTGGTCGTGGAGCGGAGCAACCGACTCCGTTTGTTGCGAAATTTCTGAACCCTTTTCTACATCCTGTAAAATCCTGAGTTCGTTTTTCCTAGCTTTCCATAACAGATAGTTAGCTTTCTTTTCAAATACTTTCTTTCCTCGCCCATCTTCCTCAAGAGATCGACCTCTGGCTCGGCATTTATTCTCGTAAGTAGGATAGGCTTCCTCAACTAATTGTTGCACTGTGGGAATAATTCCTTTCTGAGTCCAAAAAGTTCTGATTGTTCCCATCAAGAGCTGAACCATGTAGCCTTCACGACCATCAACGAGATCACCCCATTTGTCTGTTTGGCTCGATTGTAGGCTTGCAGATCCATTCATAGATGGCGCCGTATTAACTGTTAATTTCGTGAGCCAATCAGGACTTTCTTCAATATGCGGCACTTGAGTATTTAATGTGTAATTTTGGGAGGACTCATGGTTGCTGGGAGCCACAACTACAAATCCTCCCTCACCTCTTGTATCAATGCCGCCACCGAGAGTGTTTTTGTCTGTTTTAATTTCTACATTTTCTGGAGCTTTAAAGAAGAGATGTTTTCCACCCGAGCCAGTTCGTTGTTCTAAGGTTTGTGGCAGATCATCATTTGCCATTTGGAGATCGTCAAAATTATCAGAACCATCTTTCCCTTCACCAATATCTACATCGACAGCAAAGACATTGTTGCTTACCTTTCCAGTGACTACTCCAATATTAAAATCTTTATATTGACCATCGAACCATTGCTTTAATTGTTCTTTGTTAGCCTTTTTTGTTTGAAATTCTTTCCAGCTTTTAGGAGCTGGGTGTTTACCTTTTGATTTACAATCTTTGCCCTTTGAACAAGAGCAAGATCCATCTGATTTTACATAATGTACTGGCATCACAGAGAAACCTTGTGACTCCCAATAATTTGCCCAATTTAATTTATTATTACTGCTCATTTTTCACCCGAAAAAAATGGGGGGAAAGTACAGAGAGTATCTAACTCTCCCCCAAGTTAATTCAGCTCCTAAATCTCGTCAGCAGAGATATTGCTAAAATCAATATCGTTTGTAGCTGGTGGAGGAGTAGGAGCTGTTGCCGCTTGTGGAGCAGACACAGGCGGAGCGGCAACTGGTTGTGGAGCTGGAGCTTCACCCTTTTGTGGCATCGGCATTAACTTCTGTATAGTAAAAGAAATCTTTACTGATCGCCCACCTCCAACTTTTAAAGCAGTCGTTTTTGGATCTATCATTACCAATGCTGACATTCCTGACTCAGCAAATGGAGTTTTTTGATCCCACATTTTTTCAGCTTCATTATATACATCTTTAAGAAATTGCTTTGATGCAAATTGGTTTGTAGTCATTTCTCTGTAAGGATCATCTTCACCAAAATGCTTCTTAGAATAGAATAAAGCTGAAAAGCCAACTTTATGTTCTGGTGATGGTTGTGAGTGTGGTTGACCGACAAAAGGTTGCCAATCTCTAATTCCTGGTGCTAGCTGTAACCATCCTTGAGTGATGTTTACTACATCGATTAAGATAGGTGCTGACTGAACTTGCAAAGTCATTTGACCTTCGTTTCCGTCAGAGGCAATCCATCCATTGTCCAGCGAAAAATTGACATAACCAACTCCGCTTCCTTCGTTTACTTGTTCCATAAATGGCATTTATTTTCCTTTCATTTTTAGCGACCGCAGTTTTTAAATAGGTATGGGTCGAGAACCTTCTCTAAGTCTTTCGAGTCGTAAGTTTCCTTGAGCCATTTTCTCGAGGATTTTCTAATTTGAGATGAGTTAAGCTCTGCATTCGAGCAAACAACATCGTGATCTTCGGACTTAAACCAAAGCCAAACGATTGCTTGTTTGGCATAATTTCTTTTAGTGACATTTTTATCTGTGAGCCGATTGGCATCATAAATCGCTTGCAGAAGGACATTCTGCCAAAAGGATTGATAGAGAGTGGGATGCCTATCAAATTGCTCATTCCCAAAAATCGCATTACGCATACCACTTATCTTTGATCTCTTCCGCATCGCTCCAGTAAAAAGTTGAGGGGTTGTAAGGAACACTTTTTTGGAGTTTCTCTTTGTCATCTGAGAGGCTAAGAAAATTCTCCATCTGAATTACGTTGTGTTTAAAAATTTTAAGAAATTTATCGGCTTGCTCATCCTCTAGCTCCAACCACATATAAGGATCTTTAACTCTGGTTAAGCAGTATAGAAATTTAACATCTGGATTTGAGCCAACGGCCTTCTTATAAATAGTAGCTTGGATTCCATGATCGAGAGAAAATCCACTTGGCGATTTGCTGGTTGTTTTCAGATCTACAACTAGATTATGTTCTGGATACCAGAAGTCTAGGTATCCAATACACTTAACAGTTCCACCTTCTCCCTCTCGAAATCTAGCATTGATTTCCACTCCATGCTGTTTTGATCCTCTAGCTGGAAGAGCTGGTTTCCCGAGCGGCATTAATTGTTCCAATGCTGTTCGTACCATTCGATCTACGAGCTTAGATTTTTTCTCCCATTGCTCGGCGAAATCATGGCGAAATTTAGTGAGATCCATTAATCTGTCACAAGCAATTTTCACGCATTCATCAGCATCGACTCCATTAAAGACTCCATAATCTACACCAGCTTCCACAGATGATCCTTGGTGAGCCGCCCAGCCTACAGAAAATTTTTCTTTCATCAGGTATCTCAACACCCATTGATCGGTTGCATTCCTAAATAATGCTACGTTTGAAGGCGAAATATGCTTTATTTCGTGTTGGGTAAATCCGTTGGTTTTGTTTGTTTGTGTCATGTTGTTGGTCATCTTACTCAACACTTTGGGCAAAAGTAAAGCCATATAATGCGATCAAAGAAGCCTCCGCTCTTCCATCATCTTTTTTTCTGGCGAATTTTTGTGATGATGCTGGCAGTAATTGGGTTGCTCTTTCTCGAGATCCATCCTTTCCAGAAGGAACTTTTAAGGCTTTTTTCCAAGCGAGTGGACGGACAGTAGTGACTTGCATTTGTAACCCAGCCGCAACTCCAAGAAGGATTCCAAATCCTTTGCCGAAATTAAACATAGAAGTGACCCCTTGATTGGGCATAGCATGAACATTCTCGATAAAAACTGGAGCCTCATGTTGCTTTAAAATGTCGGCAACCAAAGCAGCAGAAATTGTTTTCTTTTTCTTTACTTCCATGATGGGCATATCGAATATTTCAATCCCATGATCTTCTGGAAAAAGCAGAGCCAAAGCTCCGTTAATACCAGGATCTATACCCCAAACTGCGTTATTATTTTTCACTTAAATACTTTCCTATATGTTGTGGAGGTTTATTAACAAACAACTTTTCCATAGCTCGTTCCCTGATAACTTTTGGTATAGAGTCCGTAGACGCAATTATAAATAATCTATTTAATAATTGCATCATTGCTGGAGATAGTTTTTCGTATTGAGCTAGAGCTTCCCCTATCTCATCGATCTCCAGATGCCATTCATGTAGAATTTGGTTAAAGCGTTCACTCTGTAAAAAGCAAACGACATTATCGTTCTTATGTACCAATTTCTTCCCCATTGAAAAAATTACAATAAGGAAGAAAATTTAAAATACTAGTGAACTAATTTTTCACTGAATATTATTTTCAGTGAATTTTATTTTCACTGAATATTATTTTCAGTCCTCTGTTTCAATCGCCCTTTTTGCCAAATTGTTCATCATATCTCTAAACGCATCAATTTTATTTTGGTCATTTAAAAGAGGTTCGATAAATTTGTCATGCAGATGGTCAGTAGAGTAGTCCTCACGAACTTCATTCCATAAGAATAGTCTACGCATTACATAGCGATGGATATAGTCTATTAATTGCCAGTCTGTAGCGGCTACAGTCGTAGCCAAAGACGCATTTCCTTTGTTGTATTGATGAATATATCCTGCGTCCTCTGCCTCGTTGGCAATTTTCATTGCCTGTTGGATACTCATGCCAGTGTCTTTTGCGATATTACTAATCGACTTAGAACTTCCTTTTAAAGTTGCTAAACAAGAATAACTTAGCACCGCTCTATAATAATGAGATTGACACCAAAATCGCTGACAAGCTGAACTATTGGGCGATCTTTTTGTTTCACTAAAATTTTTATGCCAATTGTTATCATCAATCATTATGGCTTTTGACATTTCCAATAAAAATCGTGGAAGTTCAGATAAAATATCTGATTTTGGTGTTAATGTCGGTTCAACTTTTGCTTTTTTGTTAAATTCATTTTTCCCAACTAGGTTGCTCATGGGGTATATATTTTGTTTCTTATTCATTTTTGCCCTCCTCAATTTTAATTATGTAATCATAAAGATCAAATCTTTGGTTTCTTTCTTTTGCGATCATTGCCAGTTCCAAAAACCTAAATATTGGAATGCGGCCTGACCTACTCCACTTGTCTACGGCATCAAAAGTAATAGGATCTTTGCTATGCTCACTTAAAGCTCTAGCGGTCTTAGTTTTCCCATTGAATTGCCGGACTATTTTTTTTGTATTTAGCTTATACATTTGTTGGTCAATCTCCTCTTCAAAATCTACAACTAATTCAAAAATTTATAATACGCAAGAAAATAATACGGACAGAAATTCCGTAGTATTGAATATCTTAGTACAGAAAAAGTTTCTGTAGACAATAAATTGATTATATCGTATGTGTTGTTTCTTAGATATCAACATTTATCGGGGAAGATATATGTCACCAAAAGTAACCCATCGGTCTGGGGAGATCGATCTTAGTAAAAGAGTTATAACTACTGGCGAGTTTGCGACCAGGTTATATACGCTTATGTATGAAAAAGGCTGGAATCAGTCTGAGCTATCTAGAAAAAGTGAAATCGGAAGAGACAGCATATCAACGTATGTTAATGGAAAGTCTGTTCCCACTCCACGAAATTTGGAGAAATTAGCTTTAGCTCTCGGTACTGAACCAGAAAAATTATATCCCAATTATGATGAGGCGAATAACAAACAATCGGATAAGGTCGAGAGCTTTAATAAAATTGATGATGGCTCTGGGCAGTATTGGGTTTATGTTAATCGTAAACTTGAAGGCAAAGTTGCCATCAAGATTATGCAGTTACTAAATGAAATAGACGATTAATGGAGAGACTTCTTACACAAAAAGAAGTTTCTGCTTTGCTCGGAGTGTCGATTCAGACGATCCGCAGACTAAGGCTATCCGACTCCCTACCCACAATCATGGTGAATGGGATGCCGAGGATACCCGAGGGAGCAGTAAAAATTTATAAGGAGAGGAACAGATGTCAAACAAGAAACCACCAAGGCTGGTGCAATATAAAGGCAAATACTACATCTTTTATTACGATAAGAGAACACAAAGAAAGAGCCTTCGGACAGAAGATTTACAAACAGCAGAAGCTCGTTTCTCTGGATGGCTCGAACAGCATCACAAGGAAATAAAAGTAGAAGCTGATCCTCTTGTGTCGGATTGTCTGGATTATTGGTACGAGCAAAATGTTAAAGATAAATTTTTGTCTGAAGATAGATACCACTCTCTCATTAATAATTTAAAATTTTATTTTGGGAATAAACGAGTTTCTGAGATCACCAGAAATGATAGTGAAGAGTACAAAAAAATTAGAATGGCTGGTCATGGATATTATGGGAATGTGGCAAAAGGAGCTACTGTCAGAACAGAACTCCAGAGATTACGAGCTTGCTTTAATTTTATGATTAATCAGGTTGAACCGAGAGAAAGACGTATTACTCGAGACATGGTCGCCTACATTGATATGCCGCCACCCTCCGCTCCTAGAGATCGAGTTTTGTCTAAAGAGGAACTCGAAACACTCTGGGATTTTTGTAAAGATTTAGTGTGGAATGGAATGGGTAGACCTACTTCTAATCGATTACATAAAGTTGCTCGATTTATAATTTTGGCTATGGAGACAGCTCAACGCAAAACTGCAATCTTGGAACTTAAATGGTCACAAGTTTTACTCGAGCAAAATTTAATCATGTTTTTGCCACATGGAAAACTTCAGACGATTAAACGTAGACCACCAGTTCCGATTTCCACAAGACTAAGACCTATCCTTGAACACGCATATTCCGAGAAAATTAATGATTTTGTATGTGACAACACCACTGACGTTCACGATCAAATTAAGAGGGTGGGTATAGAGCTAGGTATTAATGGTTTGTCTCCTCATGTGTTCCGTCACTCTTGGGCAACCCATGCTGTAATGGCTGGGAAGCCTATTGAGAAGGTTGCCGCATTTATGGGAGATACTGTGGAGATCGTGAGAAAAAATTATGCTCACCTAGCTCCAGATTATTTATCTGATGTTGTTGATTAAAAAATTGAGAATCAACAGCCTTAAATCGACAAAGAATCAACAAATATTTTTGCGTCCTTGAACAGCGCATTTTGCGCTGTACTGCGCAATTTGCGCTGTGTTTTGTAGGCCACTGATACCCTCAACAAAATCAACAAAATTAAGCTGATCCTTTAAACGCAGTAAAATAAGTGTTGAGAGGTGTTTGTTGGGCGGTCAACAAAATTCAAATTCTGGTGGGCGATGGACTACTAAGCTCTCATCAAACTACTTAAACTTCAATAACTTAGCTCTCAACATCATTTTTTTTTGCGTTGTTGTTTGCGTTATTGCTATTTTTCTCAGATTTAGAGCCCTTTTTTTGTAGGGTGAAATCAATCCAAGCTCTCGACATATCATAGAGGTAAAATTCCTCGCAAAACATACATCTGAGCTTGCCATCAATCACAGTCATTGTCTGGTGGCAGATCTCACAAGAGTTTTCTCTAGTTAGTGCCGAGTGACTTCTGTTTTCTTCGCCCACTTGAGCCACCAGGATAATAAGTTTCTCCGTATAGTGCTTCGACAATATTTCTAATTATAGCGTGTTTGACCGCTGGAGAAGTTGTGACAGCCGCACCAACTCCTAACACATGACCCACTATCTGACCAGCACCAGGAATTGTCGCCGCCATGCTCACTAAGGTTGTGACTAATAGATCCCAAGCTCCCACAAATGACTGATACTCTGATGATACTGTATTTGGTGAATTGGCTTCTCCAAAAGCTCCAAATAATCTGGCAAGAGCTTTTGAATAAAAGGAGAATGTCGCTCCAACTAATAATGTGTTTACATCAGCATTATACCTCATAGATCTGAACGCATTATAAAGTGGATCAAACCCTCCAAGAAATCCAGATCGTGTTAATCCCATTTGTAATAAAAACCATTCTAAATTACCATTATCTTTTTCTTCTTCCCATCGATCAGGATTTAGCAATGCTTCCCTAATAGAACTCACAATAAAATGACCGGCGAATAATGAAACAAATGCTGGAGCAACTTGAGTTGCTGTCATTGTAGCGGCGGAAATGTATCCGTTATCCTTTCTCTCTCTGTTGATTTTTTTAGATGTTTTTAATAATACGTTTCTTGTGAAAGCTCTAAGAAATGATTGTATTCCAAAAACTAATCTTCCTAGAGGATGCTCGGCATAAAGCGGTCTGTCTACTGTCTTTGGGTTTTGTATCGTTTCATCAACTAATCTTCCAACAGCAACAGAAAGCAGTCTGCCCATATCAGAAAGCTCTCCATTCTTCTCTTGTATCTGGTCAATATCTGGCATTTTAAATTGCCCTTTTTGAGACTCTGCCATCCACTGAGTAAACTGATCTCTATTTATTGAGGGAACTCCAGCATCTTGTAAAATCCTTTCGATACGTTTTTTGGATTTATCAGATGTCTCTGGGTTCTGGTATTCCGCAGAAATTTCCGCAAGGAACTGTAAATGTATTCTCATTGCTGATCTGCGTTGAGCATTTGTTAATGTTACCAATCCTGTCCTTACAAAAAATCTACTCATTAACGCATTCAACTTTGGATCTTCCTGTAAAGATCCCCCGAGCCTGTTTGCTATCATTTCACCAGTTGAGGGATCATCTATCACACCTAGCACATTGGCAACTTGCTTATAGAACACTGTTCTTTCTTTCGCATTTTGATTGACTAATCCTAAAGCTCCATCCCAAGTCATAGCAAAAGTTTTTAAACCTTTGACAGTAGATCCAGTTTGCACAGCGGCAGTCATAGGTTCAGCAATCGATGCCCATACAGCTCGAGGTAGCAAAGCCATAGTTCCATAAGCATGAACAGTATCAAGAGCTTTCTTACCCCAAAAATCCTTTGAAGCTCCATCCCGACCTAAAATTTTGTTTACTGTAAGTTCAAAAATTTGCTTATCTTTTGCATCCATTCCAGCAAGTAAGGCTTGCTCCAAACTATAACCTAAAAAATCATGGTTTGCCGATACCCCTCCACCTACAATACTTTTCCTTTTGCCTTTAGGAATTATATGAGATCCAAACCTTCTTTGATATTCTGCTTTTCTTGTAACTGCTGGGATATACTGCATCATTGCTTCTACAGGATTTAGATAAAAGTCTGTTAGATAAGTATCGGCCTCTTTTGGTAATGATCGCCTTTTTGTAAAGTTATTATATACGGAGTGAGCTTCTGGGTCTGAAGCACTAGCCACTGTGATCCTATTCTTCCAATCTCGTACTGATGAGTCGGCAAATGGATCTTTTAATTCCTCATATACTTCTGAATGAATTTCTTTAGCCTTTTCTTGTAGCTCGGAAAGTTTTTGTTGCTCTGTCTCTAATTCGGCTTCTAATGGTTTTTTATTCTCTGCCTTTTCTAAAAGATCTTTAATATGTTCTATTGTTCTTTCTGTGTCACGAATTTGTGTTCCAATGTTACCAAGA